AGAAGAGAGATTTGAAATTGCTATTGATCAAAGTTACAGAGCGCATAGAGATTTAAAACAAGATGAATTTATTTAATAATTAAAAACTACAAAAAAAATGATGGAAACAAAAGAAGTAGAGTCTGCTTGTTGCGGGGCAACAATTTTATGGAATGTTACCGATGACAAAATACAATTCGGAAGATGTTTAGATTGCAAAGAATGGAGCAAAGTTGTAGAATCAACAGGTAATTAATGTACACAAAAAAATATCAAACTAGAAACAAATATGGAGCAGTTAAACAAACTTATAATGGAAGATCTTATCACAGCAAAAAAGAAGCGGCTTACGCTCAGGAATTAGATTGGAGATTAAAAGCTGGTGAGATCATTGAAATTATACCACAATTCAAATTAGAACTTTATGTAAAAGGAATTAAAATCTGTAATTACTACATGGATTTTAAAGTTGTATTGCCTGATGAATCTGTTGAATTAATAGAGGTCAAAGGTTTTCCAACAGCCCTGTGGAAATTAAAATGGAAATTAACCGAAGCATTATTAGAGGAACTAGATCCTAATGCAACACTAATTCTTGTTCAATGAATAAAAACAAAGCAATTTCTGACATTGCAAAACAACACAATTCCTGGGTAAATTATATTCGTAAAAATTCAATGTCAGAATCCCAATTTAAATATGCAGAAGATTTTGTTCAAAATTTATATGTTAAATTATTAGAGAGCAAATCGTTTTGTGATGTTAAAATATATGATAACAAAAAACAAATAAATAAAAAATATGTTTATAAAACCCTGAAAAGTTTAATGATAGACGATTTGAAAAAAGTAAAAATTAAAACCAACAATATCATTAAAGACATAATGGTGATAGATCCAGAGATTATTACTGCAACGCATAAAGAAGCGATAGTAATTAAAATGCATAACACAATTGAAAAAATGCCAGAGAGTGATAAAAATATTATGAAATTATATTTATATGAAACTCCAAGTATTAGAGGAGTTGCCAAAGCGTTAAATAATTCCACCCGAACAATTAGATTAAAAATAACTAACTGTAAACAATTAATAAAAAAAGAAATTTATGACTACAGACAACCAGCCTAAAGGATTAGGAGATATTATAGAAAACATTACAAAAGCAACAGGAATAAAAAAATTAGTGGAGTGGGCTTTTGAAGGAGTTGATTGCGGTTGCGATGCTAGAAAAGAAAAATTAAATAAGTTATTCCCCAGAAAAAGAAAGCCTGAGTGTTTACTGGAAGATGAATACAATTATTTAAAGTATATAAAATTAGAAAGCTTTCCCGCACACCATAATTTAAATTCTGAAATGCAAAGAAGAATATTAAAAATATCGAATAGGATTTTTAGTAAAAGGCAAGAATTTACCACTTGTTCTAGTTGTGTAAAAACATTAGTAAATCAAATGAAAACAGTATTAAAAGCCTACGAAAAAGAACTTTAGTACTACAATTTTAAATTCTCTCGTACTTACAAGTATGAGCAACAAGAAAAATCTTACCAAAGAGTTAGTTTCGATTAACAAAGTTAAGCCCAACAAAAACAATCCAAGACATATAAAAGACCATAAATTTCAAAAACTGGTTAGCAGTATTAAATCTTTCCCTGAGATGTTGGAGAAGAGGCCGATAATTGTAGACGAACAAATGATTGTATTAGGTGGCAACATGAGGTTAAAGGCGTGTCAAGAAGCGGGATTAAAAGAAGTCTGGATTGATATGGCTGAAGACTGGACGGAGGAACAAAAGAATGAATTTATAATAAAAGATAATGTAGGATTTGGAGAATGGGAATGGGATATTCTAGCAAACCAATGGGAAGAAACAAAATTAAATGAATGGGGAATGGATGTTTGGCAAACTGAAGTAAGCCTAGAAGATTTCTTTGAAGAAGCAACAGAGGAAAAAAAACCCACTCAGGCAGAATGGTACAATAAATTTGTAGAGTATATAAAAGAAAATTATAATAACGCATATAATGAAGCCTGTAAGAGCGCAGATAAATGAAAATTTATATGTGTATAAGGGGAACATTATCACCTTTTTGGAAAGATTGTAAGAAAATGTATTTACCAGGAGGCGTGTCTGCGGGGAATTTATCTAAAGAAAAAAAATCGCATATAATTAACGAAGCAATGAAAATATATTTAGCTGGAGGAAATAGTGGTTATAAATGGGCTGGCGATTATAATGAAAACATCAAAGAATTAAAACCTTTTATTTTAGAAAGTTTTTATTATTTAAAAGGACATGATGAATGGATTACAGAATTACGCCCATTCTTTAAGGATTTTATTTTAGATTCTGGGGCGTTTACCTATATGAACAACTTAAAAGAATCTCCAAACTGGGATAAATATATTGAAGAATACGCGGCTTTTATAAACAAGCACCAAATTGATTTATTTATTGAATTAGATATAGACGGAATAGTTGGATTAAAAGAAGTCCAAAGATTAAGAAAGAAACTTGAGAAGTTAACTAAAAAAAAGAGTATTCCCGTTTGGCATAAATCACGAGGGCTTGAAAACTGGAAGCAAATAACAAAGGATTATGACTACGTATCTATTGGAGGTATTGTTACCAAGGAGATAAAAGGAAATGAGTATGATGTTTTTACGCCATTATTAAAAATAGCAGCAAAAAATAACTGCAAAGTTCATGGATTAGGATTTACAAATTTACAAGGATTAAAAAAGTATAAGTTTTATTCTGTAGACTCTACTGCGTGGGTTTACGGAAATAGAGGAGGGTTTTTATATTTATTTAAAAATAATGAATTAACGAAAATACAACCTAAAGGCAAAAGATTAAAAGGAAGAAAAGCCGCATTACATAATTTTTGCCAATGGCTAAATTTTTCTCAATATGCAGAAAACAATTTATAAAATATGAAAAAAGCAATAGTGTTATTAAGCGGAGGGCAAGATTCTACCACCTGCCTATATTGGGCAAAAAAAGAATTTAATAATGTACAAGCAATAGGTTTTGATTACGGACAGATGCACAGTCAAGAATTAAAACAAGCAAAAGTAATATGCAAAAAAGCAGAAGTTAAATACAAAATATTTAATGTTAAAAATTTATTAGCACACAGTAGCTTAACCGAACACTCAAACCACAATGAAGCAAGTTATATTAATAAAGACTTACCCGCATCTTTTACTGCGGGAAGAAATATTTTGTTTTTAACAATCGCAGCAAGTTATGGAGCAGAGATAGGAGCGGGAGATTTAATTACTGGAGTTTGTCAAACTGATTACAGCGGTTACCCAGATTGCAGAAAAACCACTATGGATTCATTACAAACGACTTTAAGCTTAGGGATAGGAGCGGGAGATTTTAGAATACATACCCCTTTAATGTATTTAAATAAAGCACAAACTTGGAAAATGGCAAAAGATTTGGAGTGTTTAGATATTATAATACAAGATACTTTAACTGACTATGACGGAAACATGACCAAAAATGAATGGGGGTTTGGCCTAGAAAGTAATCCAGCAACTAAACTAAGAGTAAAAGGATATTATGAAGCTAAAAAGAAAGGATGGATCTAAATGGTTAAAATAAAAAAGACGTATCATTTTTATGCGGGGCATAGAAATAAAAAAGCGGGGATTAAATGCGGCAGACTTCACGGCCACACCTATGATGTTATTTGTGAATTTAAATTTACTAAAATGACAGACGGGTTAACAATGTTATTTTCTGACATTGATAAATTAGTTGAGCCAATCATAAAATATTACGATCATTATTTTGTATTGCATGACAAAGATCCTTTGTGTGAATTATTAGAGTTAGCAAATGAACCTTATAGATCGGTGCCTTTTGAAACATCGGCGGAAAATATGGCAATTCATTTGTTTACAAGAATTAAAAACGAAACCAAAATACCTATTATCAAAATTGAATTAGCGGAAACAAAATCAAGCAGCATTATATATGAAGAATAAATTAGCAATAAGTGAAGTTTTTTATTCTATTCAAGGAGAAGGAAAGACAATGGGAATACCAAGCGTGTTTGTAAGATTGGGTGGATGCAACTTAATGTGCGGAGGAATGGGAACACAGTTTGACGGGGAATTACATAATGGCGCAGAATGGAGATGCGATACGGTAGAGGTTTGGATGAAAGCAAAAGCTAAAGAGATAAAAAACATACTTCCAAAAGATTGCGTTACAGCAATTAAAAACGGAGCACATATCATACTTACCGGCGGAGAACCAATGATGCAGCAAACAGGCTTAGAATCCTTTATACGATACGTTAAAAAAGAAATAAATGAAGATGCTTATTTTGAAGTAGAAACAAATGCAACAATTCTGCCAAATGAATTTTTATTAAAAGAAATAAACCTATGGAATTGTAGCCCTAAATTATCCAATAGCGGAAACGATAAATCCATGACTTTTAAACCTGAGGTAATAAAAGAATTAAATAAATTCCATACCATTTTTAAATTCGTTATAAATAGCAAAAAACAATGGAAAGAATTAGAAGATTTGTATTTACCCCTAATAGATAGAAAAAAGATTTATTTAATGCCAGCAGGAGAAAATCAAGAACTATTAGAAGAAAACAAATTAAGAGTAGCAGAGTTAGCAAAAGATAATTATTTGAATTTCTCAACCCGTTTACATATAGAAATTTGGAACAAAAAAACTGGCGTATGATTAAAACAAATATAACATGGAAGCAAGTATATTATCGTTTAAAAAAAACAATTAAAGACCTACCTAAAGACACTAAATATTATGGAGTACCAAGAGGCGGACAAATTGTAGCGGGAATGACTTTCAATGCAGTAGATACCATTGAAGAAGCTGACGTAATAATAGACGACTTAATAGATTCAGGAGACACTTTAGATAGGTATAAGAAATACAATAAACCTTTTATTTCTTTAATAGACAAAAGAAAAGAATTAAAAGGAGAATGGCTAGTGTTTCCTTGGGAGAAACAAGAAAATGAAACTACGGAAACGGTTGAAGATAACGTAACCAGACTTTTGCAATATTTTGGCGAAGACGTTAAAAGAGAGGGCTTACTAGAAACTCCTAAAAGATTTGTCAAATTCTTCACGGAATTTTTAAACCCTCCCAAATGGGAATGTACTACTTTTGAAGGAGAAGGGTACGATGAAATGATTATCCAAACAAATATTCCATTTCATTCTTTATGCGAACATCACATAGCCCCCTTTTTTGGCACAGGTACTATTGCTTATGTCCCAAACAAAAAGATAGTTGGATTATCGAAACTAGCAAGAACACTAGAAACCTTTGCTAGAAGATTACAAAATCAGGAAAGAATAACAATGCAAGTAGCGGACTTCCTGTGGAAAGAATTAGAACCACAAGGCGTGGCAGTTCAATTAACTGCTAAACACCTATGCATGGAGATGAGAGGAGTCAAGAAGCATAATACTCATACAACTACCACAAAACTATTAGGGTGCTTTAAAACAGAGCCAAGTGCTAGAAATGAATTTTTAAATGCTATTAAATAATGGACGAAAGTAGACACATAAAAAAGGAATCATTATTAAAATCCCTTGAACAGAGTTTAGGAATCGTTACTGTTGCTTGTAAAAATGCAAACGTACCTAGAAGCACATATTACAAATGGATAAATGAAGATGAGACATTTGCAAAAAAAGTTAAAGAAATTGAAAACGTAGCACTAGATTTTGCAGAGAGTCAATTGCATAAACAGATACAAGATAATTCAACAGCGGCAACAATTTTTTACCTAAAGACAAAAGGAAAAAAAAGAGGTTACCAAGAGAACCAAGCAATAGACTTAAATACTACTGGAGAAATAAATGTAAATTTTAAAGATTTAATAAGTGCAGTTAAAAATAGACAATAAGTTTCTAATATGGAATGAGGTAGATTCCAGATACTTTATAATTACAGGCGGCAGAGGGTCGGGAAAATCTTTTGCAATTAACACAATGCTATTACTTTTAACTCAAGAGGCTGGGCATACAATACTCTTTACAAGATATACTTTGCGTTCTGCTAACATCTCTATAATCCCAGAGTTTAAAGAGAAAATAGATTTACTTAATTTAAACCATTTATTTCATATTACTAAAGACGAAATAATTAATAAAGGTTCAGGATCAAAAATATTATTTAGAGGAATAAAAACATCTTCAGGAGATCAAACAGCTAATTTAAAGTCATTACAAGGAATCACTACATGGGTAATGGATGAAGCGGAAGAGTTAACGGATGAAACTATCTTTGATAAAATTGATTTATCCGTAAGACAAAAAGCGGTTGACAATAGAATAATATTAATTTTAAACCCTACCACAAAAGAGCATTGGATTTATGAAAGATTTTTTGAATCTAAAGGAATTGAATCTGGTTCTAATATTACTAAACAAGATGTGTCTTATATCCACACAACGTATTTAGATAACATAGAGAATTTATCTCAAAGTTATTTAGATAGAGTTAAAGAAATTAAAAAGCATAGGCCAGAAAAATACAAGCATCAAATGTTAGGGGGATGGTTATCTAAGGCGGAAGGAGTTATTTTTAGCAACTGGAAGCTAGGAGGGTTTAAAGAAATTGGTGCGATTGTACTGGGGCAAGATTTTGGA